TAAATATGAATTTAATTAAATCTAAAGTATTAAGACAATGGTATTCACAATATAATTTGTCAGCAGTAATAGCAGATGTATTAATTATATTTATTGGTTTAATAATTGTAAGAGCAATTTATTTTTATATTTTTAATGAATTTTCAATAGTCAAATTTATTTTTTTAGCAGTTATTATTCAATGTATTCATGATATTTTATTTTATATATTATTTAAAAATGTGCCTAGAGGAGTAAATATGATGTTAGATACATTTAAAGATTATGCTAATGAAGTATCTTACAAAGCAATATTAGCTGATAGTGGAATGATGATAATGGCTTCATTAGTAGCATCATATTTAGCAGGTAAAAATTTAAATACTAATATTATAGTAATGATTATAAGTTTATATTTATTGCCATATTTATTATACAATTAAATAAAATAGTAATATATTATAGTAAATGGCAACTGTAAATAATACAAATAATTTAACAAATAATAATGGTAGAACTAGTTTCTTTGGGTCAGCTAAAAATGCTTTGAAAAACAAATTTAGCAGTAGTATAGATAGAAGTGGAATTAACGTAGATTTAGCTTCTGCTTTGTTCGCATTCTCTCCAATTATTGTGCCAGCAAGTATTCTTTTATTTTCAGCATATTCAATGTCAATGAGCAAAGGTTTACTTTATTTATTCTTTTTAATAGTATTTAGTGGTTTTAGAGTGCTTTTATATTGGCTTTTACAAGGTGACAACAAATCTGTAGCCCCTGATTTACCCGCAATTTGTTCTGCTGGTTCATTTTTACCTTATGATAAATCAACTTATAGTATTTATATTTTAACATTTTCAATGGCCTACTTGTTAATGCCAATGTTGATGGCTGATAATGTAAATTACTTAATTATTTTGTTTTTTACTGTATATATTGCCTACATCTTATTATTTAACACATTAAAGTCATGTTACACATCATTAGTAGACACATTGGTTAATTTAGTAGGCGGATATGGTTTAGGTTCATTAATTGCCTTCTTAATTTACATTTCACCAATGAAGAACTTTTTGTTTTTAAATGAGCTAGCTAGCACCCGCGAAATATGTAGCCAACCTAAGCAGCAAACCTTCAAATGTAGTTTATTCCGTAACGGAGAATTGGTATCATCGTCGTTGACAAATAAATAAAATTAAGTTTCTCAGTTACAATTAAAATTTTTGTAAAATGTAGGAAATTTAGGCAAAATAATTTATTAAAATTACTTAAATATATAACTATATATTATTAATAAACATACTATAATATTTATTAATAAAAATGGAACTAAGAAAACATCAAGAAGAATGTATAGAGAATATAGAAGAAAATTTTATAGAAAATAAACGTGGACTTGTAAAAATGTTTTGTGGTTCAGGAAAAAGTTTGATTATATATCATTCTTTACTTAAATATTGTAAAAACTTAGCTGTTTTAGTTGTGCCAAGTATAAATTTAATAACACAATTTAACAATGATTATATGTTAAATTCATCTATTAATAAATTTAATAAAAAGTATTTAAATAAAAACTATAAATTAATGTCTATTTGTTCAAAAGATGAATTAGATAATCAAACATATTCAAATATAATTACAACTGACAAATATGAAATAAATAAATTTATAAATACAAATAATGAAAAAATATTGTTAGTAACATATCAAAGTTTACCAAATTTAATTAATATTATAGAAGATAATAATACTTTAATTGATATAATATGTTTTGATGAAGCGCATCATATTTTAGGAGATAATATAAGTAAACTGTTATTATCAAGTAATAATAATTTTATTGAAAACTATGTAGATAAATCATTATTTTTTACTGCTACACCAAAAAATACTAAAGATTTTAAAATGTATGATAATTTAACAGAAATAACTATAAATAATGTAGATTATAATATTATTGATAATATTAACGAAGATAATTATAATAAGTCTATATGCGGTCCATTAGTATATGAATATTCGCATTTAGATGGTGTAAGTGATAATATTTTAAATGATTTTAACATAAGAGTTGAATTATACAGTGAAAATACACAATTTACTATATTTGAAACAATTAGTAGAGCTATTTTAGAAACAGGTAATAATAGAGTATTAACATTTCATTCTAGAAGCACTAAAAAATCAGATAAATCTAGCGATGTTTTAAGCTTTTCTAGTAAAGAAAATGAAACAGTTTTTATTGAAACTTTTTATAAAGTGTTAAATAATGAATTTATTGAGCTTAAAAACAAATATAACAAAATAACATTTAAAGGAATTACAGCTCAAACAAAAATTAAATCTAGTATTTTAAATGAATTTGACAACGCAAAGGATAATGAAATTTATATTTTATCGTCATGTAAAACTATTGGTGAAGGTGTTGATACAAAAAACGCAAATATGATTTGTTTTATAGATCCAAAGCAAAGTTACATTGAAATAATACAAAATATTGGTAGAATTTGTAGAAAAAATAAGACTACTAATAAAATATCTACTGTTCTTATTCCAAGTTATATTAATATTGATAATTATAATAATTGTGATACAAATGAAAAATTAGATAGTGTTATTAGAAGTGAAATGTCTAGTAATGGAGATTTTAATGGAATATTAAGTGTATTATCTGCTTTGAGACAAGAAGATCCATATATGTTTGAATTATGTTTAAAATATCCTAATACATATACAAATAATGAGTTTAAACGCCAATTTAAACGCTTTAATTTAGTGTTAGATGATATAGAATATTCAATTGAAGATTTATTTAATGAATATAATATTGAATATAATAATTCAAATAGTTTGTTAGAAAATTTTAAAATTTTATCAGAAAATTTAAATAAAAATATTAAAATTTATTGTAAAAATATAGATGAAAAAAATATAAGGATTAATAATAAATATGAATTAGACCAATGTTTTGTTAAAACTGAAAATGAAACATATATTAAAGTATTAGGAAAAAAAGAAAGAGAAATAAAAGTAGAAAGGCCAAATAGAAATATTAAACCATTTGTTCATGCTGACAACAAAATAAAAGTTTTATGGGATATAGATAAATTAAATGAAATAGATTTTAGTAAAAAAATATTTGGTTGTTTTATAAAATCAACTGTTGTTGCTAATTCAAAAGAAATATGGATTGAAATGTATAATAATATTTTAAATGATAGTGTTAAAAATATGGATAAATATTCATCATGGATTTCAAGAAATAAACAATATTATAAAAATAATGCTGGATTGTTTAAAAATTTAGATATAAAAAAATTATGGGAAAATATAAAAAATGATGAAGAAAAAGGAAAAAAATTTTATTCTAAAGAGGAATTGTGGTTTTTTAAATTAGAAGACTATAAAAAATATTATTTAACACCTGAATATAATTTTGATAGTGAAAATAATTTGGGATTTAATAATAAATATCAACATATGCTTTCTTGGATTGAAAGAAATATAAAAAATTATAGAGCAAATAAAACTTTAATGTTAAATAATGAAGTTAAAAAAGAATGGGAAACCTTTATGTATAATTCTGTTTATTATGATTTATTTAAATTATATATTTATACTTCACAATATAATATTGACAAATGGAATAAGTATTTAAATTTACTTATTAATTCTGATAAAATATTAAAAAGTTATAAAAAAACAAATAGTGAAATGTTTAAATTATTAAATGATAAAAGTAGTTCTTATATTTATAATAGTGATATAACAGATGAAGAACGAAATATTTACTGGATTTTACATAGTAAAGATAAATGGATAAATGATAATAATACTTTATTTGAAACTAAATCAGAAATAATGGAATCAACTGATGTATATAATTTATGGAATGATTTTTTACTTAACAATAAAAAAATAGTTATTAAAAGTAACAATGAAAATGAAAAAAAAATAAATGATTGTGAAACAAAATTTTTAAATGAAATTGATAATTTTAAAAAAAAACTTGATAGTCTTAATGAAAGAACAATTACAACTTTTTCGCTATCAGAAATAAAAGCTATGAATTGTAAAAATATAACAGTTAGTTTAAATGAACCAAAAGATACTTTTCAAATAAATAACTGGTTAGAATTAATATTAGATGATAAATATAAAAAATTTGCTTTAAGTCCTAATGACAATTTTTATTTTTATTTAAATTATTGTAAAAATATATTTAACACATATAATGTTTATACAATTGCTGGTAGCAATATATATAATAATGTTGGTGAAAAAAATATATTGATACAAGAAGAAATAATTAAAATATTAAGATGTTGGATTGATAATTGTAATCGTAATTATAGAAAAAATTTTGCAGAAATGTCATTAGAAAATAAAGATATACGTAAAGATTTTAGAGATTTTAAATTACAATATAATTTATAATAATTATAAAATAAGTATGCGTACTAAAAATTAAGTTTCTCAGTTACAATTAAAATTTTTGTAAAATGGTAGATATTTAGGCAAAAACAGTCGCTACACTTAGGCGAACTTCGTATAATTAATCATAACCCAGTTCTTCACATTTTGTAGTGTGCGGCGTCTATGAAATGCCTCAGCCATTAAACGCATATTACCATTAGTATTATACACCTTACTGAATTCATTAAACGCGATTGCTAAATTATTATTTTGATATGTATTTAGGTCATCATATTTATAAAATGGCTTGGCCTTACGTTTATTAACTACATTATGAAAAACATATAAAACATTAATTAAGTCTTGCTTGGTTTTTAAAGTGGAAATATTAACATTATTAATAAAACGCTTGGCATGTTCGGAACAATCTGGGCAAGGTAAGTTAGAGCAAATATCGCGAATAACACTAAATATTTGCGGACCTAGAGTTGGATACTCCTCTTCTTTAATTTTTGCCGCCAATGTATGAAAAAAATTCCATGTCGCTGGACCCCAATAACTCGGTGACATAATTGATATATTATTTTTATAATATATTTTCTTGACTTTGACACAAACTATTACTTTTTATTATTTATAATAATTATTTAAAGATAAAAACATATATTAATATATTTTCTATATTAATATGTCAATCGATTTTTATAAAGAACTTTACGCTTCGCTAGATGTTAGTGAAAGTGATGATGAAGCCAATATATGTTTAATATCAGGGTCGATACTATTAGAAGACCATGTTGAACTTGAATGTGGACATAAATTTAACTATTTACCTTTATTAACAGAAGTTGATAATCAAAAAAATGTTCTTAAAACATATAAAGTATATAAGTATTGTGAAAAATCTAAAAAACAAATTGGACTAGGTAACTATATTAGTTGTCCTTACTGTAGAAATTGTCAAAAAACTTTGCTACCTGAAAAAAATCGCAAAGAATGTAAGCAAGTTTATGGAA